TAGTATAAAGACTCAGGCTGATAAACTTAGAGAACTAAAGTACAATCAGCCTAAGTCAGTTGAAAGAGATTTTATGATTGATAATTTGATACAACAAATACAAGCAGATTGTTATGTGGTATCACAAGACAAAGGTGAATATGGTAAAATTGACGAGGATATTCCTGGTCCTACTCCTACTGAGTGGCTGTAGTACAAATAGAAGTACAAACGGTGCTTTCTTAGGCGGTGCAACAACAACAGCTATGTGTGCTGAGGCGGGTGTTACAAACCCTTATGCAATAGCTACTTGTGCTATGGGTGGTGCGTTTGCTGGTGCAGAATTAATGTATAAATCAGACTTTGATGTACACAATGCAGTTTTTGTAGACCATTTAAACACAAGTCCTTACGGTTCAAGTTATACAAATTGGTATAATCCTAAAACAGGTAACTCTGGTATAATTCATACAACAAAATCATACTTAGAAGGACCAATTAAGTGTAAAGAATATGATGCTACAATAGATATTACTAATAACTGGCCATTAGTAGGTATCGGTGGTGTTAATAGAGAAGTGGTTTTTGGTACAGCGTGCCAAATGCCTGATGGCCAATGGGTGGAGAAAAAATAATGACAGAAAGTGAAATAAGAACAAAAATAGAACATTTGAAGGCTGAGATTGCAGAATTAGAAGAAGAAAAAGAATTAACTAGTAACCAATCCAGGCTTGACTTTATAGAAGATACCATTTATAATACAAAGGATAGTATAAAGAAGTTACAAAATTATGTTTGACCCTTTACAATATGTAAAAATTAGAAGATACCTGACCTGGACTTTTATAATGATTATATTTTTATTGATTTCAGGTATTGCAGTAGGCAGTGATTATACAACTATTAGACCTATTGACCCCAAAGAAGTAAATGGTCAATTTTGTTATATTAAAGTGACTATCAAACAAGAAGGTGATGAGATAGTCAAAGAAGAAATTTTGGAGTGTGCTGATGGTAGAAAGCGTTTTGATGGTCCTAGTTATTGGGAACTATTTGCTCAGTTTTACTACAATGATGTGAGTACCCCAGAATACTGCCGATATTATAGTCGGAACAGACACGCTTTTAAAACACCAGGAAAGGTGTGTTTATTACAAAATGGTGAATGGGAGGTTAAATAATGATTAAAACATTAATTATTATTGCTTTATTAGTTATTATCTTTACAGATATATCTAGTGAACAGGCGTTAGACTATGTTCAATCCACGCTTGACTTTCTTCAAGGATTAGTATATGATATGAAAGAGAGTGATAAATTATGATAAAACTTAAAACATTAACTGCTGTCTTAGCTGTTGCAAGTTTAACTGCTTGCTCTTCTATGAACAGTACATATAAAATCAAATCAGAAAAAGGTGATGTTGTTGATAAAGTGCCTGCTTGGTATATGGCAGACATCAATGAATCGAAAGCTTGTAATACTTCAATCTTTACAAGTGAAGATAATGATAAACAATGTATCTATGGTGTAGCTACGGCTGTATCTCCTGATTTACAATTATCTATTGAGAAAGCTAAAATGATGGCTAAGTCAGAATTGGCAGACATTATTAAAGGCGAGATGAATAAAGAATCAAAACAATTCATCACTGAATTAGGTAAAACAGAAACTAAATCAATTGTGACCGAAGTTGAAAGTGCTATAGTAAATAAAATTACTTCTACAAAAGTTAGAGGTTATGAAATATTTGCACAAGATGTAACACTTACAAAAAATGGTTATTACAGAACTTGGATAGGTATGAGATTGCCTTTAGGCAAATTCAATAAGATGTACAATTACACTATTGAAGAGGCCGTTGATGCATACAATTTAAATGATGCAAGTAAAAAGGCTTGGGATAACCTAAAAAAATCAGATGACGATAATAGTTTACAGTAAAAACAATTGTGTCTATTGCAACAAGGCAAAGGCCTTACTGAAAGGCCTTGGCCAAGAGTTTACTGAAAAGAAAATGGAAGACTTTGAGTCAGTAGATGTTATGTTAGAAGATATTGGTAAGAAAGTTAGAACAATGCCACAAATAAAAATTGATGGTGAACTAATTGGTGGTTATAATCAACTAGTTGAATATTTTACTGATAAAGGTAAAGTTAACTTTAAAGGTGAGATTGTATAGTGTCAGATGATAAGATTATTGTATTTCCTACAAACAGAATACAACACAAAGAAAATACAGGCAAGGTATTAGATGATAAACAACATCAAAAACTTGTTGAGGCACAGACAAAAGAATTTGTTGAAGGTAATGTTGACGATATTGCCTACACATTACTAGATAAATTTGTAGCTATGGGAATAAAAACAGACCATGTGAACTTTACTGCTGACTTAGCATTAGTCATTGACTCAATTAGAGGTTTGATTTATAGAGATTTTAATAAATCACACCCAGCTCAAAGACTTGCAGATAAAATGGTAACAGTTAATAATAAGAATGGTCAAAAGATAGCAAGATTAAATTATAGTGAAGTATTAGGTATTACACACAAAGAACATAAACCAATACCTAAGACTATACAAGATGAAATTAAAGATATGTCAGATATGGGTGGTATAGAATTTGTACCAGACTTTGACCCCGAAAATGACAATAAATGAATTCAGATATGCAAACTACAAATGTACGCTTTGCCTATCGAATAGTGGCGACTTAACGCAAAAGTGAAAGGAGAAACAATTATGTTTCAATATATTATGAACAAGCTAACATCTAAAGGAGAAACTGATATGGCTAGAACTAAAACTTCAAAAACAGATAAGGTAAGAAACCTTTTCGCAACAGGACAATCTGTAACTTGGAAAACTCTAAGGAACAAATTTGACCTAACTTCACCTGCTTCAATGGTAGGTAAGTTAAGAAATGAAGGTTTGATGATTTATGAAAATAGAACATCTGCTGGAGTTTCATATAGAGTAGGTACACCTAGCAAAGCGGTAATCGCTGCTGGTCAAGCCGCTTTATTTGGTAAACAAGGTTACGCTCAAACAGCGTAGTTTAACTAATGGTGGTGGCCGAGTAATCGGCCGCCATTTTTAAATGTATATGACAGAATTTAAAAACGGTATCTTTAACTTATTAAAAAGACTTGGTTCAACAAGTTTAGGTAGAGCTTCTGTTTACACTATTGGTCACATAGTAATTGCAATGACTTGTAACAGATTAATAACAGGTGCAGAATGGTCATTAGCAGGAGTTGATGCAATAGTAGAACCTATAATTAATGGTGGGTGGTATTACATATTAGATAGAATGTGGACAAGAAATAAATCTGCTAAATACTTTACGCATAAATAGAAATATGAATTGAAGGAGAAATTATGGTAACACAAAACCCAAATTTAATTAGTAAACAAGCAATGCAAGCCACATCTAGTACAGATGGTTCTGGTGTTGTATTAATGTCTGAAGTTTTAACAAAAGTTAATAACGCAAAAGACAAACCAAAAAAGATTCAAGTATTACGAGATTACGACAATCAACCTTTACGACAAGTATTGAAAGGTGCATTTGACCCAAAAATTGAGTGGGACTTACCAGCAGGTGACCCACCATATATTGCAAATGAGGCACCGATTGGTACTGAACACGGTTTACTTAGAAATGAAGCTAAGAGATTATGGTACTTTGTAAAAGGTGCAAATAATGAACTTACTAAGACACAAAAGGAAACTATGTTTATTCAGATGTTAGAAGGATTACATAAAGATGAGGCAAAACTTCTTTTAGGTATGAAATCTAAATCATTGAATAAGATGTACAAAGGTTTAACCGAATCAGTTGTTAGAGAAGCGTTTGGTTGGAATGCCGACTTTGTAAAACCAGAACAAAACTAGAACATATAGCTGGTCAATACTGTCGCAGCCATCAAAAATCGCATAAAATAACAGCTTTTTTTTAAAAAAAGTGCTTGACTAATATACAGGATAGTGTATATTGGACACATAATATAAATAATTGAGAAAGGATATTATGAAAAAATTTATTATGACGGTTTTGATTGTGAATGGCCTGCTGTGGTTTGGCCTTTCTAGTCTAGCCAAAGCGAATGACTATAGTACGGCTGTGATTGGCCATGTTGTATCAGAAACTATTAAAGGTACAGACATAGACCATACTGCTTTACTTGAAGCAGAAATGAGC